TGAAAGCACCTAGTAAAAAAGTTGGTAATCCTCGCAGGAAAAGTTTTTGTGCAAGAATGAAGGGAATGCGAAAGAGGCAAAAACCTTCTAATAATACTGGTGATGATAGATTGTCTAAATCACTAAGAGCTTGGAATTGTTAATTTGATTTTATGAGTGACGTATATCTTGGTAATCCATTATTAAAAAAAGCAAACACTGCGATTGAGTTTACAGAAGATCAAATTATTGAGTTTCTAAAATGTAAACAAGATCCAATTTATTTTGCAAATAACTATATTAAAATTGTTTCTCTTGATGAAGGTTTAACACAGTTCCATCCATATCATTTTCAAGAGAAATTAATTCATAATTTTCATAATAACAGATTTAATATCTGCAAGATGCCACGACAGACTGGTAAGTCTACTACTGTGGTATCATATCTATTACATTATGCACTTTTTAATGATAGTGTAAACATTGGCATTCTGGCAAACAAAGCATCTACTGCTAGAGAATTGTTAGGAAGATTATCAACCGCATACGAAAACTTGCCAAAATGGATGCAGCAAGGTATTTTGGTATGGAACAAAGGAAATATAGAACTCGAAAATGGCAGTAAGATATTGGCATCATCTACATCTGCGAGTGCTGTCCGAGGCATGTCATTCAATATCTTATTTCTTGACGAATTCGCATTCGTCCCCAATCATGTAGCTGACTCATTCTTTGCTTCTGTTTATCCTACTATTACTTCTGGTAAAAGCACAAAGGTAATTATTGTATCCACACCACACGGTATGAATCATTTCTATCGTATGTGGCACGATGCAGAAAGAAACAAAAACGAATATATTCCTACAGAGGTTCACTGGTCAGAAGTTCCTGGTAGAGATGTTGTTTGGAAAGAGCAAACAATTGCAAACACATCGGAACAACAATTTCGGGTTGAGTTCGAATGTGAGTTCTTGGGTTCTGTTAATACACTTATCAATCCATCAAAACTCAAAACTTTAGTATATGAAGACCCGATACAAAGAAATGCTGGATTAGATGTTTATGAAAATCCTATTGAGGATCATAATTATCTAATCACGGTTGATGTTGCCCGTGGTCTTGGTAATGACTACTCAGCATTTATTGTTTTTGATATCACAGAGTTTCCATATAAAGTAGTTGCAAAATATAGGAATAATGAAATCAAACCAATGTTATTTCCTAATATTATATTTGATGTAGCAAAAGGTTATAATCAATCCTGGTTATTGATAGAGGTTAATGATATCGGCGATCAAGTTGCTAGTATTCTTCAATATGATTTGGAATATGAAAATATTTTAATGGCAACTATGAGAGGTAGAAATGGACAGATAGTGGGAACAGGATTTTCTGGCAAAAAAACTCAACTTGGAGTTCGTACAACTTCGGCGGTTAAAAAATTGGGATGCTCAAATCTCAAAACTCTTGTAGAAGATGACAAATTACTTGCATCTGATTATGAAATTATATCAGAACTAACTACGTTTTCACAAAAAGGAAATTCTTTTGAAGCAGAAGAAGGGTGTAATGATGACTTGGCAATGTGTCTTGTAATATTCTCCTGGTTAGTAGCACAAGAGTATTTCAAAGAGATGACAGAGAATGATGTAAGAAAGAGAATATATGAAGAACAAAAAAATCAAATTGATCAGGACATGGCCCCATTTGGATTTATTGAGGATGGAATTAATAGTGAAACAACTTTTGTAGATGATTCTGGAGATAGATGGTATGCGGACGAATATGGTGACCGATCATATATGTGGGATTATAGGTAATGTCCATCGATGATGAAATAGAACTAGAACACTTATTATTTTTTGATCGTAAATGTAGAGTTTGTGGAGAAGTTAAAAGTTTAATGGATGATTTTTATTTGACTCGAAAAGATAGAAAAACTTTAGCATCATCATATTCTTATGAGTGCAAAGAATGTACAGTTAAAAGAGTAAGTAGAGGTAGAAAGAGTACTTTGAGATGGGAATATCCTGATTGGTAAGTATTCACGCATTGTTTCCCCATTAGAAATACCCCTTTTCCTAAATATTTTTAGGTAAATTGGATGCGAGGAAAAAACAAGATGCCACTAAATTTAGCATCTCCTGGTATTGTAGTAAGAGAAGTAGACTTAACTGTCGGTAGGGTTGACCCAACCTCCGGTGGCATTGGTGCAATTGTTGCACCTTTTGCACAAGGTCCTGTCGAAATCCCTACAGTAATCGGAAGCGAGAAAGACTTATTAGATGTCTTCGGAAAACCATATAGTACAGATAAGCACTATGAGCACTGGTTAGTTGCTTCTTCTTATCTGGCATATGGTGGAGCACTTAGTGTTGTAAGAGCAGATGACACTGGCCTACAAAACGGTTTTGTTGGTGCTGCATCAAGTATTAAGATTAAGAGTCTTGAGCACTATGAAGAATTGGGATATGACGAAAATACAATTACTGGTGTAGTTGTTGCTGCCAGAAATCCTGGTTCATGGGCAAATGGTTTAAGAGTTGGTATTATTGATGCTAAGGCAGATCAAATTCTGTCATTATCTGCACCAAATAGTATTACTATTGGAATGGGAGTTACTCAAGCAATTTCAGCAGTGCTTCCCGGTGCAGGAACTACTTCAGTTCTTGATGGATATTTAAAAGGTATTGTAACTGAAGTTGATGGTACAGATGCATATGTAAAAGTTCTTGAGCATGTTTCTGCAGCAGGAACAGTTACTGAAGTTGATTATCAGCCATCCGGTGTTTATGCATTCTCTGGAAGTGGAAGTGTAGCAATTCACACTAGTGGACAAGCAATATCATATGCAACTACTTCTGTTACCGCACAGCAAGATTGGTTCGATCAACAATCACTCACTTTAACTTCTTCGACATCAGTTAAGTGGAATCAACTTGCAGATCGTCCAGGAACTTCTGAATATGCAGCATCAAGAGGTTCTAGATTTGATGAAGTCCATGTTGTCGTAATTGATGGTGATGGAGATATTACGGGTAATTCCGGAACAATCCTTGAGAAAAACCTCTCAGTATCAAAAGCAAAAGATGCTGAATTTTCTTTAGGTTCTCCTTCATACTGGAGAAAGTTCACTGCAAATAGTTCACAATATATCTTTGCCGGTTCAGCACCAGCAGGAATTGTAACCACCGGATTTGCAAGTGGTGGAACTGGGTTCGATCTTGAGACTGATGTATCTTGGGATCAAAATGCTGAAGGTATTACCTTTGCCGCAACTGGCAATTCTAATAACACATTAGGTGGTGGTTGGAATTATGATGGAGCAGGTAACGTAGAAAATGCTGGTGCATTAACTTCTGGATTAGATGGATTAGTTACTGGTTACGGATTATTTGAGAATACTGAAAAGTATAATGTAGATTTCATTCTTATGGGATCTGCTGGATATGCTAAGGAAGAAGCACAAGCACTTGCGAATAAGTGTATTGCGGTTGCCGAAGCAAGAAAGGATGCAGTTGCATTCATCTCTCCATATAGAGGTGCAGCAATTACTGATACATCTGATGATAGAGCAGTGAATATCAATTCAGATGAAACAATTACTGATAATGTAATCAGTTTCTATGCTCCTATCACATCGACAACTTATGGAATTTTTGATAGTGGTTACAAGTATATGTTTGATAGGTTTGCAAATACCTTCAGATATGTTCCACTAAATGGAGACATTGCAGGACTTTGTGCCCGAAATGATGCGAACAACTTCCCATGGTTCTCACCAGCAGGAACAAACCGTGGTGGAATTCTAAATGCAGTTAAACTTGCATATACTCCATCTAAAGCACAGAGAGATAGATTGTATTCTAATAGAGTCAATCCAGTAATCTTCTCACCTGGTGCCGGTATTGTTCTCTTTGGAGATAAGACTGGATTTGGTAAATCATCGGCATTTGATCGCATTAACGTTCGTAGATTGTTCATCTATCTTGAGGACGCAATCTCTGCTGCCGCAAAAGATCAACTCTTTGAGTTTAATGATGAAATCACAAGAACTAACTTTGTGAATATTGTCGAACCATTCCTTCGTGATGTTCAGGCAAAGAGAGGAATCTTTGATTTTGTAGTTATTTGTGATGAGACAAATAACACTGCTGCCATTATAGATAATAATGAGTTCGTAGCAGACATCTATATTAAGCCCGCAAGATCAATCAACTTCATCGGTCTTACGTTTGTTGCCACCAGAACTGGTGTTTCATTTGATGAAGTAATCGGTAACGTTTAATTTAGAGGTATAAGAAAAAAATGGCAAATCGTCAACAAGTAAATACTTTACCACTAAGAACTATTAGTGATTTTAAAAGTAAATTAAAAGGTGGTGGTGCAAGACCTAATCTATTTGAGGTAGAATTAACTTTCCCCTCAATTGTTGGAGTTCAAGATGAAAATGAAGTAATTGAAAATTCAAGATTTCTTGTAAAAGCAGCAGCTCTGCCCGCATCTACAGTTGCACCAATTGATATTCCTTTCAGAGGAAGAATCTTGAAAATTGCAGGTGATAGAACATTCGAAACATGGACTATTACTGTTATTAACGATACTTCATTCTCTATCAGATCCGCATTTGAGAAGTGGATGAATACCATCAACAAACTTGATAACGGAACTGGTGAAACAGATCCTGCACTTTATCAAGTAGACGCTAAAGTTCATCAACTTGATCGTGATGGAAGAACTCTTAGAAAGTATGTTTTCAAAGATGTATTCCCGACTAATATTTCTACAATTGATTTAAGTTATGAGACGACTGACACTATTCAGGAGTTTACCGTAGAAATGCAAGTTCATTACTATGAGGCATTTAAAGGTAATGCTCCACAATCCGGTGGTGAAGATATCTCCTAAATAGTAGAATAGTAGTCTAAGTTAGTTTATAATATGGCAAAACTTTTTGGTTTTTCTATTGATGATACAGAAAAGAAATCCAAATCTGTAGTTTCCCCTGTCCCCGTGAATAACGAGGATGGGGTTGATAACTATATTAGTAGTGGATTTTATGGTTCGTATGTAGATATTGAAGGTCAATATAGAACAGAATTTGATTTAATCAAAAGATATAGAGAGATGTCACTACATCCAGAAGCGGATGGTGCTATCGAAGATGTTGTAAATGAAGCAATTGTGAGTGATCTTTATGATTCTCCAATTGAAATTGAATTGTCTAATTTAAATGCTACGGATAATTTAAAGAAAGCAATCAGACAAGAATTTAAATATATTAAAGAAATTTTAGATTTTGATAAAAAGTCTCACGAAATTTTTAGAAATTGGTATGTTGATGGAAGACTTTATTATCATAAGGTAATCGATCTCAAAAATCCTCAGGAAGGAATTAAGGAACTGAGGTATATTGATCCAATGAAGATGCGGTTTGTCCGCCAAGAAAAGAAACAAGATAAGAATGTTATTGGACCGAATATTCCTGGTCGTGATGAACAAAAAAATGGAATTGCTCCAGAGATTGAAGAGTACTTTGTTTATACTCCAAAACCATCTTATCCAACTGGAAATTTGACCGGTGGTGGTGGAAATAAAGGAACTAAAATTGCAAAGGATGCAATTACATACTGCACTTCAGGTCTTGTAGATAGAAATAAAGGAAATGTTCTTTCCTATCTTCATAAAGCAATTAAGGCACTCAATCAACTCAGAATGATTGAAGATTCTTTGGTCATCTATAGATTATCAAGAGCACCAGAACGTCGTATTTTTTATATTGATGTTGGCAATCTTCCTAAGGTAAAGGCAGAACAATATCTTCGTGATGTTATGAATCGTTATCGTAACAAACTTGTATATGATGCAAATACAGGTGAAGTTCGTGATGATCGTAAATTTATGAGTATGATGGAGGACTTCTGGCTTCCTCGAAGAGAAGGTGGTAGAGGAACTGAAATCACAACTCTTCCTGGTGGTCAAAACTTAGGAGAACTTGCTGATATTGAGTATTTCCAAAAGAAACTTTATAGAGCACTTGGAGTTCCAGAATCAAGAATTGCTGCCGATGGTGGATTTAATCTTGGTCGTTCATCTGAAATTTTAAGAGATGAACTCAAATTTGCCAAGTTTGTTGGTCGTCTGAGAAAGAGATTTGCTCAGATGTTCAATGATATGCTGAAGACTCAACTCATTCTTAAGAATATTGTTTCTGTAGAAGACTGGGATAGAATTAGTGATCATATTCAATATGATTTCTTGTATGATAATCAGTTTGCAGAACTGAAAGAAACAGAAATGTTGAATGAGAGACTTGGTGTTCTCGCAACTATTGAACCTTATATTGGTAAGTATTATTCAACTCATTGGGTTCGTAGTAAAGTTCTTCGTCAGACCGATGGAGAAATGATTGAAATGGATGAACAGATCGAACAAGAAATCAAGGATGGTATTATTCCCGATCCAAGTGCAGTTGATCCAATAACTGGAGAACCATTACCACAAGAAGGTGAGCAGGGAATGATGGGTGATGTTCCAATGGAACCTGAAGTAGATGGTGGAATGACTGAAGTAGACGGCAAAGCTGCCGAGATATAAATATAAAATATACATATATTAAATTTTCATGGAAGAAATTGTAAATTTAGTTGGATCCGATTCGTCGGCATCTGATATTAGTGACAGAATCAAAGATGTTTTGTATGCGAAAGCAGCAGAACGTATTAATATTATTCGTCCAACAGTTGGCGCATCCATGTTTGATGACCAGAAAGATAATTCCGAAGGGGAAGAATAATGGCAAGAACTTTATTGGTTGGCACTGGAGCAGAAGTTGCACTAAACACTGCAACCTCTTTAGATAATGCAACGGTGGTTAGAGTTTTTAATGGAACTGCTGGAGATGCTACTGTCAGTGTTGCAAAAAGTACCACAACTGGTTATGCAAGCACTGCAACAGTGACACTTCCAACTGATCGAATTGAGTTCTTTGAAAAAGGTGCTCAAGATTTAATTTCTGCATCTGCTGCAGGAGTTGTAGGATTTAAAGTAGGATTTACAGGTTAATACAAATGAAACTTATTACAGAAGAAATTTCAAACGTAAAGATTATTACCGAAGGTAAAGGTTCTAATAAGAAACTTTATATTGAAGGAGTTTTCCTACAAGGCAATCTCAAAAACCGTAATGGGAGAATGTATCCTATGGAGACTCTTTCTCGTGAAGTAAGTCGATATAATGAGGCATTCGTCCAAAAGGGACGTGCCCTTGGAGAACTTGGTCATCCTGATGGTCCTACCGTAAATCTTGACCGGGTTTCTCATAAGATTACTTCACTCACTCAAGAGGGTAGTAATTTTAGAGGTAAAGCACAAATCCTCAATACTCCTATGGGTAAAATTGCATCTTCACTTTTAGATGAAGGTGTGATGCTTGGAGTTTCTTCTCGTGGTGTTGGTTCATTAAAAGAAGACCGTGGTGGTTTAAAAGTTGTTGGTGAAGATTTCATGTTAGCAACTGCTGCTGATATCGTTGCCGATCCTTCTGCACCCGATGCTTTTGTATCGGGAATTATGGAAGGAAAAGAGTGGGTTTGGGAAGGAGGAATTCTTCGTGAGCAACTCGCAGAGAAAACTCAGAAGAGAATTAACACTCTTGTTGACCAAAGAATTCTCGATGAACATAAGTTAAATTTGTTCAATGAATT